GATGAAGTAGCAGAGGTTACTATCGGTGTACCAACCCCGTTTGGTGAAACATTTGTAACTACTGTAATTCCTAATGCAGAAACTACATATAGAGTAATTTGTGTTAATTCATCTGGTGCAAAATGGTTACCACCAGCAGGTATATTGTTGGCAACAATTACTGTTGCAGCAGTATCAGGCTTTGAACAATAAGGAAATAAGAAAATGAGAATGAATACTTCAAACCCACAGGCTAAAGCAATTAACCAAAAGCGTGGGCCAACTACTGGTAATAAGGGTACACCTACAAAGCGTGATGAATTCATGCGTGTTAAATCAGATACAGGTAGTGAAAAATCTGAATTGGCTGACATGATCACTAGCGCACTAGAAACTCGTGGTCGTGGCATGAAGCCATATATTGACCCTGCTGTTGAAGGTTTACATAGTAATACTAATACTGGACCTAAAAAGAATTTTACGGCTGATGGTTCAAGATTACCTAGCAAATATAAAAAACCTATCACTAAAGGTTAATTAGTTAAATATGTTTGAGTAGCATGGGGCTACTCAAACTTAGAATTGTTTAAGAAAGGAAAAAGCAATGCAAGAAGAAAATGTGTGGGATGTTGAGCCAGTTCAACCAACTGAACCAGTTGAAAAACCCAATACTAAAAAAACAAAAACCAAATCAATTACTGTTGAACAAAAGTCATTAGAATTTGACTTAGAAGGTCTAATGACAGACTTTCCTACAGCAAAAGATTTAGAACGATTTGTATTTGATCAAACAGGTGTTGTACTAAATCTAAAAGGTCGTGCTAATAAATTAAAATATCAAACAGCAATGGATGTGCTAAATGGCATTGAAGTTGATCCAGTATTTTTAGGTAGTGACAATCCATATGTTGACAAAGTTGACATGGTACCTGTTGAAGATTTAAAACCTGTACCACTGCGTGATCCTGTATTACCCCCACATGAAGAAATTCAAAACTTATTTTATAGCCCATTAGTACCACACCCAAATGAAGAATATCGTTTGCGTGGTAAGAAATGTCATTGTATGTTTAGAAAGTACAAAACAGGGCAAATTAGTTATGAAATATTAGGTCCATTAGATCAATACGCACATGGTGAAAAGATTGACAAATATGGTCGTACTAGACCTGAGATTATCAAATGGATTGATCCTCGTTCAGGTGAACAACTCATTCAGCGTGAAGATGGTACATTAACTCCAATTGGTCGTAGATTGCGTTCAATGATGCAAAGTTTCCGAGTCAATAAAACTAGTCAATGGGAAGTGTGGATTGATCGTGAATTTGGTCAATTAAATCACGATGCTATTACTAACCCTTGGGAAGTATAATCATGCGCGGTCCTAGAGACAGTATTATTAGACAAGCACAAGAACAGGCTAAAGTTAGTGATACATTGATACTTCAAAAGGTTAATGCTAGTCATCGTTTGGCTTTTATTGAGAAATATCCAGGTCAAATTGAACATGTATTACGCTTATTGATTGAACGATTACAAGCAGGTTTGGATAAGCGTGATGGTATTATTATAGATGATCCTGATACATGGAAACTATCTAGTCAAGAATTAGCAGAGTTATCTCAAGCGGTTCTTAACATTCATACTATTCGTGAATCATTAAAAACTAGTGAAATACCAAGACCAAGTTATACTGGATATAGTGGCATCGGCCCTACACTGTAATTATGCTATCAACTGAAGTCTTAATTGCTAGGGCTTTAACTTGGGTAACTGATACACACGATCTTACAGTTGAAAGTTTAAAAACAATACCTGGCCCGCTGAAAAATAAACTAGAAGATTTGGCTATTAGCGTAGCCGATGACATGAAGTATAATCAGTTAAAATATTTTCGTCCATTTGAGCATCAAAAACGATTTTTTAAAACTGGTCATTCAGAGCGCAGAGGTATTCTAGCAGCCAATCGTATTGGTAAAACAGTTAGTACTTGTTATGAAACAGCCATGCACTTGACTGGCATATATCCTGATTGGTGGGAAGGTTTTCGTTTTGATCAGCCTATCACTTGTATGGTCGCAGGTGAAGGTTGGTCACAAGTCGCTCTAGTTCTACAAAATGAATTGCTAGGTACGCAAGATATTAAATTAGTTGATAACATTGGTACAGGTGCAATACCAAGAAGTAGAATTATAAAAGATACTATGCGTAGCGATGGTGCTAACTGTATTGGCGTAGAAATTAAACATACTAGGGGGGGTAATAGTTATTTGCTATTTGCTAACTATACTCAGGAAGTTCGTCAATTACAGGGTTTTAAATTAAACTTGGCTGTGTTTGATGAACAACCACCTGATGATTTTTTTAGCGAAATGGTAACTCGTACTGCTACTACTCAGGGCAAAGTATTATGTTCATTTACACCACTTAAAGGATTAAATGGTCTAGTTAGTAAATTTTGGAACAAAGAAGAAGGATACGAATTTATTCGTGTTGCTTGGGAAGATGTTCCTGAATATGATCCTTGGGGTCAACCATTTTTGTTGATGGAAACAAGACGCCAATTAGAGCGTGATTACTTACCACATGAACGAGAAGCAAGAATAGCAGGTAAACCGGTTATGGGTAAAGGCGCAGTATTTCAAATTGCCAATTGGCCCACTTATCAAACAGGTGAAATTGACTTTCAAAGACTGCCAAATATTCAGCGAGTCATTGCTCTTGACCTGGGTCTAGTAAACGACAAAACAGTGATATCATTAATGTATTGGGAACCACATGAACGCACAGCATACTTACATAAACAAATTGTAGTACAGGGCGTAGAAGAAGCAGTACCAACTCAATATATCAATCACTTACTAAGACCTGAAGTATTTGGTACGCCTATTGTATTACCTGCTGATGCTAATACATCAGGTAGATATACAATGAGCAGTGAATCTATCAGAGAACTATTTGAAAAATATGAATTGAATGTTTATGAAAAGGTTATTATGAATCCACCTGACTCACAGGGCAGGACTACTAATCACAAAGCATATGGTATCAATCAAATGCGTCAAATGTTAGAAGTTGGTAGTTTAATGATTAATGAAAATTGTACTCATTTCTTAAGTGAAGCACAAAATTATTATGTTGATCAACAGGGTAGATTTAGCGATCCAGATGATTGTATTGATAGTTGTCGCTATGCGCTTTTAGCATGTTTACAGGGCATATGTGAACCTTGGGATAATCGCACACCTTCTCAACGAATGGCTGCTCAACGAGATAGATATTTAAGACAAGATGATAGCAATAAGCCGTTTTGGAAAAAATCCTATTCAGCAAATTAAGGAATATAATGAATTCAAAGTACTTAACTTCATATGGTGATAATTTACCTGTTATTATGTGCGAGAAACACGCACAGATGTTTGAGAAAATAATGATACATCAAGAAATCCCTCATACTATCTATGAGTTAGATGATGACGATCATGATCATAAATGCCAAGCATGTCATTTGATAGGCGATATCGCTGAAAATACGCCCCGTATTATATTGCATTGATAGAAAAGGCTACATGAATAAATATATGATACAAAGGTAAATCCAGCAATGCTTGATATTAAACAAATCCCAATCAGCGACATAAACCAAAATAAGAAAATAAACGCTAATTTCGTCCGTATGAAAAATCAAATGGATGTAAAAATGGCTAGTTATTTGCGTTATTTGGGAACAAAAAACGCTGTTAACAGAGCATCAGATTATCACTATCTATGTTTAGCAGTTACAGACTCAACAGCACCAGTCAATGGTATTGATTACATACATCCCAGTGTTAAACCAGTAGTAGACTATGCTACTGCTGTTATCGCTAAAGGCTTAATGCCCAATGGCGAAATTAATTTTAATTTTGTCAGCGACGGTGAAGATGACGAAGCAGCGGCTAGACAAGCCACTGAAATGGTAAAAAAAATTGTCAACCAAATGAATGATCCACATTTTATATTAGAACGCTGGATCATGGATGCTAATATGCATAAGAATGGTATGATGATGATTAAGCCAATTCGTGAGCCTATTGTTAGATATGTAGAAACACAGGGCACACCTGATCAACTTAGAGCATTTGAACAACAAGCAGCAGAAAGTGGTTTAACAGCATTACGCCAAAGCAAGCGTAGAATTAATGTTGACTTACAACGAGCATTGGCTGAAATACAACAAAACTTACCTGTAGAACGCAGAGAAATTGGTAAACAAAAGTTAAACCAATTTATTAATAACTTAAGTCCTGATACTGAAAATGAAGATGAGGATTTTAATCAAGTATCACTAGATGTTGAACAGTCTATATTGGATGAAGCAATTAAACGCAATACAATTTATACAGCAAAATATAAGTTAACTGGTTATTCAGTTAACATTAAATTCTTACCTATAGCACAGCACTATTGGATTTGTGATCCAACTGTACCTGAAATGCGTGATCAGCCATTCTGTGGATATTATGATCCAATGACTATTCAAGAAGCAACTGAATTGTACCCAGGTATTAATTTAGAAGAATTTGAAAGATTTGCTGAATATAACATGAATGGTGCTTATCAAGCAGGTTCAGTTCTAAACAATTTGGCTATTCATGCTCGTGATTCAGTACCTGTTATGGGTATACCTGTTTCTAGCGCATCATCAGCAGATCCAGATAGTCGTCAAATTTCTATTGTTACAGTTTGGAACAAGTATGACATAGATGGTGATGGTGAAATGGAACTAATTGAATTAATATATTCAGGTAGTTATATCATATCGGCAAAAGAAGTTGAATTTATTCCTGTTGCTAATATGTGTCCAAAACCCTTGCCAGGTAACTTCTATGGTATGAGCATTGCTGAATCAGTTATTCCAATGCAAGAATACAATACAGCGGCAGCAAGAGCAGAAATACAATTGGGCTTGTTAACTGCTACTCCAAGAATTGGTGTTAATCCTGATCATTTAGATTTTGAAATGATACAAGATGGTGAAAGTGCTATCTTTATATTAACTAGCAAATTTGATCCAGCAAAAGACATATATCAACTACCTCCTCCAAGCGGAAATCTACAGTTCTTGGAAGTTGCTATGAATCGCATACAACAAGATACTATGGCTATGGTTGGAATGACTACTCCCCAAGATGTATTCAATCCTGAAGTTATGGCTCCTGGTAATTCAGGTGTTAAACTACAACTAGCACTTAGCCCAAATCAAATCATTCAAGACAATACTGTGCGTAATGCTGCTGAAGGTTTAAAAGAAGCCCTTTGGTTAGTATGGCGTACTCTTATTCAATATGGTGACGATTATGGTATTAAAAAATTAGCAGCATCATGTCATCCAAGTAAACAGCCTGTATTCTTAGACTATGCTGCTTGGGATGATATGAATTTCTGTGAAAGAAAACAAATGCATTTAGAATTAGCACTTGGTATGATGAGTGAAGAAAACGCTCTTGCAAGATTACAAATCATACAAAAATGCCAGGCTGAGTTATATCAAGCAACACAAGGTATGGTACAGCAGGGTACATTAACTACTGAAATTTATCACAAAGTTAAGAAGCCATATGCTGATACATTATATGTGTTAGGCGTAAAAGATTGCGATGTATACTTACCAAGTGATGAAGAAGTAGTTGAAATGATTAAAAATGGTAAGGCTGCTATGGCTAATAAAGAACCTTCACCAATTGATAAAGAGCGTCTTGCTAAAGCCACACTTGATACTACTAGAGCACAGCAAATTATGGCTGAAATTAGTGGTCAAGATGCGGAAAGTCAATTGGACTTTATGAGCATAGCACAAGGTAAACCAAAAGTATATTCGTAAAATATAAGAATAAATAATAATAATGATTAATGAAGACACGGTAGAATTCTACAATAGTAGATTAACATATGATTTGAATAGTATTAAAAAACTAACTCCTTCTCAACAAGATAGGGTTAGACACTATGGAAGTCAAGCAGAAGCATTGCTAAAAAGTAAGGATTTGGCAATGTTTGTACATCATTTTAAGTTTGAACTTTTAGACACTTTATCGGGTGTTAGAGGACATACTGAAGATGATAATCGTCAGCGAGTAGCATTATCAAATGAACTTGCTGGTATTGATAGTTTTATTACCAGTCTGAAGAAAGCAGTTTATATTAAAAACAAACTTGGTAACACGGAAGTGCCCAAGTAATTATAAGGTGAAATTAAATGACAACTGAACTCATGCCTAACACTCAAACAAGTGCGGCCACTGAATCAACAGCAGTACCCAGTTTAGACGCAATAGCGCAAAAGATGGCCGCAATGAGAGAAACTACTCAGCGTAACCAAATTCGTGCTACTGAACAGTCTGCAACAGGTCAAGATGAGACGGCAGAATCATCAAGCCCTGTGGCACCAGAAGTGTCAGAAATCACTGATTCAAGCGATGATATTGATGAAGCAACTGATGAAGGATCAGCCCAGGAAACTGTAAGCCCCGAAACATCAGATACAACATCTGACGAACTAATTGATTTTATTGAATTCGCAGAAACTAATCCAAACGCTAAGTTTAAGTTTATGCGAAATGGTAAAGAAGTAGTTGTAGATGCTAAAAAAGCAGCCTCAATATTAGGACAAGGATCCGCGATACACGAAGAAGCACGCCAACTGAAGATACAGAAGGCTGAGTTTGATGAGTATCTCAACCAAACTAGGCAGCATCAGGAAGGCTTGACTTTAGCAATGGAATTTACGATACAGCCTAAGTTACAAAAGGCGTATGATGAGATTGTGAAAACACAAAATTATCAAACGACTTTTCAACAGCAATTGCAGCATATCAGTGATCCTGCTATGCAAGCAAGAATACAAGCGAGTATGCAACAGAATGAACAGTATATCAGGCAGCAACAGGCTATCATTAGCCAAGTAAAGCCGCAGATAGACCAGTTTAGACAGTTGCGAGCACAGCAAGTAAGCGAAAGATTAGGTAACGCTCGTAAAAACTTTCAGGACAAAGAATTGAAAAACGAATATGTGTTTAACGAAGTTCGTGAAAAAGTTTCAAAACTTTGGCCCCATGCTAATCAAGAGATTATTCCAGGTGTACCGAATATAGACCTAATTTCTAGTGATGAAAATTTACTTTCGTTAGTTAGAGACGGTCTTCGTTACAGAGATAAGCCAAAAACCAAGTCAGCAGGCAATAGTTTTGCTGTACTTACTCAGCGTAAAGGATCTAGTACTCAGAGGAATAATGAAGATAACTTCAGCAAACTTCGTGAACAAGCCAAGAGCGGTGATAAAAAAGCCGCAGACAATCTATTGACTCAGCGATTACAACAAATTCGCGGATCAAGAGGTAGTCGTTAATAGCCTAATTTTTAATTCTTAAGGAGAATATCATGGCAGAAATTACGACAAGTCAAATTGGTAACGGTACTACGGCTTATGGTTCAGATATCGTTGTTAAAGACTTAGATTTAGATGTTTCAAACCGAGTAAAAGATGACACCCCTGTTCTTAACATGTGTATGTCTAAAAAGCGTAAAGTTAATTCAACTCTTCCATTGTGGACTGATGACATTTATGCGCTACCAGCAGTTCAAGCACAAGTTGAAGGTGCTGCTGTTACTACTGCACAAGCAGACAGCAACACTCGTTACAACTTAGGTAACTACACACAGATTTTCAGTACAGTTATTGCCGCTTCAGGTACTGCTCGTGCTGTTATGCAGTCTGGTGGTGATCCACAAGCATATCAGGAAGTCAAGCAGTTGATTGAATTGATGTTTGATGTGGAACTACAATTGGTTCGTAATGACCAAATCGGTACTAAGTATGCTGGTCAAACTGGTACAGCCTCTGGTCTTCCAGCAGGTCAAACAGGTCGTCGTATGGGTTCATTAGCCAGTTTTGCTGGTACAATGAGTTTCAACACAACTTCTGGTACAACTAGTGGTTTAGATACATTCTATAACAATCCAGATACTGACAGTGCTACACAAATCAGTAACGCACTACGCATTTATGCTAATGGTAGTTACTACTATGCTGGTACATTTACTAACCAAGTATTTTCACCAGTACTTTATAAGCAAATGATTACTGTTGCTGAACAGCGTTACAATGCTAAAATTCGCACAATGGTTGCACCAACTTCATTGCGTACAATCATCTCCGATAACATTGTAAGTTCTAACACTTCAGTTAACCGTCGTAATGTTGAGCGTGGCGACACAATCCAAACTTACGAAGGCGACTTCAATTACACATACGAAGTTTATGATTCATGGATCATGGACCAAGCAGGTGTTTCTAATAGCATTTACTTCTTGAATGAAGATGTGCTACAATGGGGTAGTTTGCGTGATTTAGGACCTAACAATGAAGTCTTTAGTAATGCTGATGCTAGTTTGGATCAGTTCATTATGGAAGGTACATTGATTGTTCGTAACCCAGCAGGCGTTGGTATGTTAAACAACATCACTAACACTGGTTCACTAGTTACAACTCTTCGTCCTAGTACAATTGTACAGCGTACAAACTTTGGTGCTGGTAACACCTACTAATCTTACGATTAGTTCAAGAAAAGGCTCTTCGGAGCCTTTTTTTGTATCTGAATACAATTAATGACAAACACTAAATACATCTATGAGCACAAATAATCCCGAATACTTAAATGATACCGATCCTCAAAAGAACTTAGATTTTTATAGACAAGATCATGGGGGCATGGTAACTAATCACAATGGCATAGCAGATCGCTTGTTAAAAAACAATGACCTTTATAATAGTATGAAGGGCGATTGGAAACGCACAGATTGGAATAGCAGTAAAAATATTAAAGTTACAACTGGGCGTGAAGATGGTAAGTTTTTTATTACTAGAGAACAGCAAAACATTGAAGAAATTAAATTGCGTGTAAAAAACTATAGACATGCGGCAGAGTTAGGCGTACCTGATCCACTAGCCCCACTTGGCGAAGATGGTAAATTAACTTACAAATGGATGGAATTACCTACAGTTATTAGTATACGCATCTCAGATCAATACTTTGGTGGTATGCCTTGGCATGTAATCAAAAACGATAGAACGCTTAAAGCACAATTTTATCAAGTAGTTGAACAGGAATATCCCGAATATGTTTGCTATCCTGGTGGTAAATTACCATTGCCCGTTCGTCCTCCTTATCCAACTAAACAGGGACAACAAAAATTCTTTCAAGGAAATTAACACATGTTTGTAATACCAACAGGTGATTCACTAGTAGATTTTGTAAAAGACTTTACTGGATCTAGTAATACTGATGAAATAAAAAAATGTATATTTTTGGCTGAGTTGTCAATGCGTAACATTGAACTACCAGCACTTCGTTGTGACCCATATGCGCCCGAAAATATTGGTGTTGTAGACAATACAGGTAGTATCCCAATTCCTGGTGATATGAACAAACCTATTTTGTTTTTCAAACAAGGTTCACAATATATTACTACTGCTACTGCTACTGGAATTAGTGGTCAATCTTCTATATTATTAACTAGTACACCTGCTCAAGCAATTGCTGTTGGTATGTATGTAACTGGTACAGGTATTGGTCTAGGCGCTACTATACTAACGGTAGGTGGTGGTATAAGTGGTAGCACAGTTACACTAAGTGTTGCTAACTCAGGCACAGTATCAGGTACTATAGTATTTGCTACTCCACCAGCACAAATTTATGGTAATCAAAGTCAAACAGGACCCTGGATTGTATATGATCGCATAGGTGATCGTGATATTATTACACAGGGTATGATTGCTCAGTTATATCTACAACCAGTTAATGTGCCAGCAGTTATCAGAGGTAAGTTTAGTGAAGTTGGACAGAAATATAAATTTTTACCATATGTAGCAGAAGGAGATTTAATTAATCTTTACTACTACAAAGCATGGCCACTACTATTCGCACCAGTTGATGATCAATTAATCTCACTAACTGGTAGTGTTAATCCAATTAGTGGTAGTGGACCTTGGTTAATTGCTATTACTGGTTTGGGTGATACTAGCGCATTATCAGTTGGTAATGAAATTACAGCACAACCAGGTACTGGTACATTAGGTACAGGGTATACTAGTGCTGTTGTAACAGAAGTTAGTACATCAACTAGTATCAAAGTACTAGTAACAGGTGGTTCAAGTCCTAATGGTGGTACAATTACTGATATCACTTTAATTAACCAAACAGTACAAAGTAATGCTGTGTTACGCACTTGGGCTGAAGGTTATGTTTATGCTACTTTGCGTGAATACTACATTAAACGACATAATCATGATGATGCTGGTGTATATCAACAAAAGTTTGAAAATGCTTATAATACAGTAGAAGATCAAAATAGTCTTGGTAAATGGAGTGGTGGACATACAAGATTAACTTCAGTATGGCAACCTAGACAATATCGCCAATATAATATTAAGTAAGGATGCCATAATGCCAACGATATCTTCAAACAATGTAACAACACTATACACAGGTAATGTTCAAACTGGTAATACAGGATCAACTAACTTAACTACGCTATACTCGGGTGCTGGAGTTAATATTAACCCAACAGCAGCATATGGCAATGCTAATGTAACAAGATTCTTAAACGCAGGTACAGATGGTGCTAATGTTATAGAAAATATAGTAGCCAATGCTAATATAACAGCAAACTATTATTTTGGTAATGGTGCATATTTAACTGGTATTACTGCTACTAGTAATTACGCTAACTATGCTGGCAACTTAGTAGTTGTTGGTAATGAAAGTAATGTTTATGTAAGAACAGCAAATACCAATATTGAATCTAGAACACAATCAGGTAATGCTTTTACAGTACAATATCAAAGTTCAAATAGTTGGGAAGTATATCCTGAAGATGATACTACAGGTGCCAATTTTGCTTGGGCATGGATTCGTGCTGAATTACCTACAGTAGACACTCCTACAGTATTCATTGAAAACAAAAAGGGTATAGACGGTATAGAATATCGTTGGACATTTGATGAAAATGGTAATACTTATTTTCCCACTGATGGCAATATCTTTTTAGGTAATGTAAATGAAGTACATATTAATGATGGTTCACCTGGTTATGTATTAAGCACTGATGGAGCAGGTAACTTAAGTTGGGTAGCACAATCAGGTGGTAGTGGCAGTAATATATCAAATGGTACTAGTAATGTAGACATAGCAACAGCAAATGGTAATGTAACATTTGGTGTTAATGGTAC